AAAGCAAGGGAGTTGGGCTACCTGATTCAAAAGGTTGAGTCCGCTCATGAGATTCCTTTTCAGGATAACAATGCGATTTGGTGGTACATCGACAACGATTGTCAGAAAAGACAACTTGACACAACTCAAGGTGTACCTCATGTTTAGTCTATGGATTGCCTTTGCTACGCAGACGACGCTGAACAACTCATCTATCGACTTGAGTTGGCACAGCGCCCTTACACGACCAATGCGGAGCGTTCGGGCAACAGATGGGAAAGAGCGAAAATCACAAAAGAGTGGCGCTCGGCTTTTCAACTATTGGCTAAATATGAGAAGATACCACCTATGGCGTGGATTAGCGTCACAGTTGAACCTCACCAAAAAGGCGGGAGGCTTCAAGATGTAGGTGCTTGTAATCCATCAGTCAAAGCGGCGATTGACGGAATAATTGATGCGGGAGTTCTTCCCGACGATTCTCCTCAATATGTTCGCTCATTGATTTTTTTACCGCCAAAGAACGATAGAAATTCGTTAGTGATTTATATTCGAGGAGCAAAGAAAGAGAGGACGATATGAATTGGGACTTGATATGGACAGCAGTTGGTTTATCCATTGCTGGTTTTTTCATACTACCGTTTTATATTGCTATGCTAATCGCTTACAAAAAAGCGATGCTAAAAATTGAATTGGAGTTTGTCGCAACGGCGAATCAGATTCATAAGAAAGTTAGATTTGATGATGCTGTCGAACGCCTGTTCGAAGAAGGAGAAGCGATATGAGTACAGTAATGGAAGCAACGGAGTTAGACGGCAAAGGACTTGATGAGGTCAAACTTTTGACCGATGCGATTAGAACACATCAATCGCAGATTCAAGATTTAGGTAAGCGTCGTAAGCAGTTGATTCTTCGACTACGCAAACAACGCATCACCTACCGAGAGATTGCTGAAGCAATGGGTGTATCAGAGCAGTTGATTTACAAAATTATCCGCAACGATATTGACCGAGTACCTGAGTACGATGCTGAAGGCAACTTGATTCGTAGACGAGGACGACCAGCGAAACCGCTTGCCTAATGAAGTTCATTGAACTTTTTGCTGGTATCGGCGCATTTCGACTTGGACTTGAAAGAACAGGTCATGAGTGCGTTTGGGCTAATGAATGGCTAGAGAGACCGAGGAGTATTTATGCCCGAAATTTCGGAGAACAACCTGACGGACGAGATATTAGAGATGTTTCCGCTGGAGACATTCCTGATGCCGACCTCCTCGTTGGAGGATTCCCTTGTGCGACTTTTTCAGTTGCGGGAAAGCGAACTGGATTCTCTTTGGATGACACCCGAGGGACACTCGCTTTTGAAATGTTTAGACTCGCTCACGAAAAATCAATACCGTATATCCTCTTTGAGAATGTCAAAGGACTCCTCAACCACGACGGAGGAAGAACCTTCGAAATCATCCTCGAAGTCTTGGATGGCTTGGGGTATGACTGTCAATGGGAATTGCTTGACAGCCAAAATTTCGGAGTCCCGCAACACCGAGAAAGGGTTTTCCTTATCGGACATCTTAGAGGAAACCCCCGACCAAAAGTATTTCCTATCGGAACAACAAGTGGAAGCAATGCTCAGTCGAACAAGGAAGAACGAGAAGGAAGGCAGGGGTTTTTCTCCCACATTTCTCCGACCCTTGACGCCCACTACTACAAAGGAGGAAACTCCCGACAATATGTAGTCGAGCAGTTCATCCGCCGAGATAACGCTTTTAGAACTTTTGAGAATGTTGCTCCAACACTTCTCGCTCACATGGGAACTGGCGGTAACAATGTTCCTTTCGTGAGACCAGTCTTGGATGTAGCCCGAGTAAATAAGAAACCAAACGGGCGACTCATCAAAGATGATGGAGACCCGATGTACACGATTACAGCACAAGACCGACACGGAGTTCTCACAGGTGATAGTGAAGGTTTTGCTCTAAGAAAACTAACTCCTTTGGAGTGTGAACGACTTCAAGGTTTACCTGATGGATGGACGGAGTATTACGAAGATGGACGAAGAGTTTCAGATTCCGAAAGATACGAACGGTGCGGGAGAACCATCACTATCCCAGTCGTGGAAGCGATTGGTCGAAGGCTTCATGAGTTCTACTGAGCCATTCTCATTCGATACGATTCAAAACTTTGATGAGCATATTGCTCAATCAATCCCGAACTATCACACACTAACTGAAGCCATCTGTGACTTGAGTACATACTTCATGACCGAAGATACGCAGGTGATTGACTTGGGTTGCTCAACTGGCAAACTACTCGAGCGACTTCCACACCGCGGTAAGAAAATCGGAATCGATATAGCCGACAATCTTTTGCCTGAGTCCCATCATGAAACTATCTATGTTCGCAAAGACCTTCGAGCCTTCAACGGTTTTGGTAAGTCGAGCCTCATCCTCTCGCTCTTCACACTTCAGTTCATTCCGTATGAGGACAGACCACACATCTTGAGTACCATCTATGAATCTCTAGTTGAGGGTGGGGCTTTTATATGGGCTGAGAAAGTTCGAGAAGAATCAGGCGAACTCGAGCAGGTTATCCATGGCGCTCACTACGACTTCAAGCGCAAAGCCTTTACCGCTGAACAGATACTCAACAAAGAGCGCGACCTACGCCCGATGATGAAAGTAAACTCATCAGTTCGAAATCAGATATTGGCAGAGAACGCAGGGTTCACAGTAGGCACGATGTTTTGGAAGTTCTACAATTTCGAGGCTTGGTTGTATATCAAATGAAAGCGAAGATAAAAGTTGGACAAGTTGATTCAGTTCCTATCGCATCCCTTGAGGCGTACCCGACAAATCCTCGTCGTGGCGATATTGAAGCGATTGCTCAATCTCTCAAAGCCCATGGGCAGTACAGACCGATTGTTGTACAAGTTGGCTCTAACTTTATCCTCGCGGGGAATCACACATACAAAGCGGCGAGAAAACTCGGCTGGAAGAAAATCAAAGTCACCTATGTCGATGTAGATGAAGAGAGCGCTCGCAAGATTGTCTTGGCTGATAATCGATTGACCGACCTTGCCACTTACAACGAGCCATTGCTCAAGAATCTTTTATCGGCTTTACCTGAACTCGACGGCACGGGCTTTACTCAATCTGAGGTTGAGACTTTAGATAGGCTCATGACTGGCAAGGATAAAGACCCTATAAGCGATTCTAAGTCTTTACCTAGCGACCCTGAAGTAAAGGTTAGCGCTTGGAAGTTTACGGTTGAACTCGAGGCGTACAAGGCTTGGAAAGAGCAGTTATACACCGAGGCTCCGACAAAGCAGAAAGCCATCAAAGCAATCAAAACCCGATTGGGATTACCTGAACGCAAACCAGTTGAACCTCAACCTCACCTTGAGCGTTCTGATTCAACCCCTGAAGATATAGAGACAGTTCCAATCAACGAGGTCAAAGTTCACCCTCTCAACCCGCGTGAGGGCGATATAGGCTCAATCATCACCTCCCTTGAGGTAATGGGTCAGTACCGACCTATCGTGGTCAATAAGCGCACCAAGCACATTCTTTCGGGAAACCATACCTATCAAGGAGCAGTCCAGTTGGGATGGGAGAAGATTGCCGTTCATTGGGTCGATGTCGATGATGTCGAGGAGATAAAGATTCTGATTGTGGATAATCGAACAAGCGACTTGGCAACTTATGACCCACAGGAACTCAACAAACTTTTGACTTCGACAGGATTGAAGGGAACAGGATTTACCGCTGAAGAGGTCGCAGAGATTCTCTCGGGTGGAAAATCTAAGCCTGGGCATATCCCCGTAGGTCGAACAACAATTCGAGTGGGCGAACATTCAATGAGAGTTCACACAGAGGATTTGAATGAATGGGCTAATTCAATCTATGGATGGAAAGATGTCGCTGAGTTATTATTGATACCACTAGAGGCGTGTACAACCGAGGTAGAATAAAGACATGGAAAAGAAGATTGGACGATTTTGGTTCGCTTGGGGACGCAAGAGCGGATTCGGGATTGGATTCAATGTGAGCAAGTACGGGTTAGATTTTGACTTAGGGTTTTGGTACATAGGGGTGGAGTTCTAGTGGCAACAGCAGTCGTAAAGAAGAAGAGCGCTAAACCCAAGGGCAGACCCAAGGGGACAACCGTTCTAC